CGTCAAGAGATTGACGGAAATCTGCGTTCCCTCTTTAATCGAGAGACTGAAGCAGAAACTTACCGGGGTAGAGAAATCCTTTCTCTATTCTGGAGTAAGTACTCGTCGCCAGGGCTTTCTACCATCACAGGTAAGAAAGACTCGACGCCGCGAGAGCGTAAGGAGAGAGCCATCGCAAAATGGCTGCGCGCGAATGATCGCTGTCGAAAGACCAACCTTCGTCTTAATGACGGGGTTGAGATTAGCTTCAGGTCCAAGCGGTCTCGAAAGGGTTTCATAACCTCCTCCGAGATTTTAACTTGGGCTTCGAAGTTCATCTGCGACACCATCGGAGCCGAACCCCCACTTGACATGGGGATTTCAGCCTTCTCTGGGGGTGCCTCAACACGCGTAAAGCGTGGACCAGGCACCATCGCCTCTAAGTTCGAGGGAAAGGCGCACGTTAGTGCTTCTGCCCTGCCATGGTTTGTGCCGCTCATGGAGCGGTATGGACTATGGCGGGATGATTCTCTACGCTACGAAGCGTTCGAGATCATTGAGCACAGCGTGATGTTCACCGTACCGAAGAACTCTGAGATTGATCGCGTGGCTTGTAAAGAGCCCGAGATCAATATGTATCTTCAGAAGAGCGTTGGAGACTTCTTCAGACATCGTCTGAAGAGATCTGGAATTGATCTGAACGATCAAACCCGGAACCAGCGCCTCGCTCGCCTTGGGAGTTATCGTAATGGACAATCTGCTTCTCGCAGACTATCCACTCTCGACCTTTCTTCGGCAAGCGATACTGTTTCTACTGAGCTCGTTAAACAGCTCTTACCATCTGGTTGGTTCGATTTACTTGACGCTCTACGCGTTAAGTGGACCGTCCTTCCTAGTGGTGAAACAGTACCTCTGGAGATGTTCTCTTCGATGGGTAACGGGTTCACGTTCGAGCTAGAGTCCCTTATCTTCTGGGCTCTTACTCGTAGCGTGGCCTTCCTATCGAGATCCAAAGGGACAATCAGCGTCTATGGGGATGATATCATCGCCCCCAGGGACGTAGCATTGCACCTTCAGCGTGTCCTTCCATATTTTGGCTTCATCCTGAACAAGGATAAAAGCTACGTTCGCGGTTTCTACCGTGAATCGTGTGGTAAGGCATGGCTGTTTGGATCTGATGTCACACCAGTGTATCACCGTGAGTATATAACCGAGATGACGCAAGTCATACGGTTATATAACCAACTGCTACGGGTCTGTGTTGACCTCGGCGATTTCGCCGACGAATTCCTTCTCCGTGCAGTTCAAATGCTTTTGGGATATATCCCTCAAGCACTTTACGGTGGCCATGATTTCGACAGCATAACAGCTGCCGTTACTTGGCATGCACCACGGAAGCTCCTAAAGGAGTCCGTGCGTAAAGTCTCGACCTCAGAGGTCGGGGCCTACGTTCAGTGGCATCATGAGGCTGAGAGGCTAGGTCCCTCACGGGAGCCTCTCATGACTTCCTGCGCCAGTGTTACAACTGGTGTCTGGGTTCTCAGACCCAACAGGGAGTCTCGGTACGACCGAGAGCAAGCGTCTGCCGTACGGCACACGCTGTTGACAGTGCTCCCGTCAGTGACTGACGGAAAACTGTCCCTCGGCTCCCCGTAAGGGGAGTGGGTGGTTGGGATTGAATCCCCAACTACATGGTATAGAG